CAAATCTAGACAACAAATGCTCTTTGGATTCCATTCGTTTGACTACATTACATTCGAAACATGCATACACACAGTTTCCTTTTATGTGTCCTAGTTTATTATTGACTCTCTGAAGCGTTACCTGTTTAGATCTGCGTATATGTGTAGGTTGATGACTCCAGTCTAATTCGCATTCACAATAACTACATCTCTGACCACATTCTTGTTTTAGCTGTCTTAAATATTTAGCTGTGATATGGTTTTCCTTGTCGTATCTCCCAGCCTTTATATCGCCAACTTTTGAATTTCCAACGAGATTATATAACCGCCTACACATATACATATTTAAATATAATATATATTATTTTTTCTTGAATGGTTTTAGATTACCTTTATCTTTAATCTTTTGTTTTGCTTTGACTTGCTTTTCTAATTGATTTTTAGATATTTCTTTTACGGTCAATGGTGTATCTTTTGACACACGCTTGGTGGGACGTAATACTGGATATTGTCCTTTCTTTGCTACGTTCTTCCAGTTTTCTTTGAACCATTGGGTCAAGCCTCCCTTTGCTTTTTTACCACTATAAGTCCCGCCACGGTCTTTATAAGTTTTTACAATCCAACCGCTCTTATAGGCCCCGTGTGTTTTGTATTTTTCATCTGCTTCTTGTTTAACTCTAGCATATAATGCTTTGTCGTTGGGAATATTACTCATATATATGGTAATATATTTTTTTATAGATCACTATTAATAAATGTGTCAAGTGAATGCTTATCACTAAGATCCGCATTTTTGTCTTGCTACTTAAAGAACCTTCGTAGTAAGATGAACGCCCTATTATCAATAGCAGAAATATAACATAAAATTGAAGTTAAAAAGAATAATATAGAATAATATAGGATGCCTAGAGCAATAATGGATTATAGTAAAACGAATATATATAAGATTGTGTGTAATGACTTGAATGTAAAGGAATGTTATGTAGGACATACTACAGATATGACAAAACGGAAGTGTGGTCATAAAACTGCGTGTAACAACGAGAAAGATAAAAAACACCATTTAAAAATATATAAAATTATTCGTGAAAATGGCGGGTGGGAAAATTGGGACATGGTTTTAGTAGAAAAGTTTCCCTGTAAAGACAAATATGAAGCTTGTAAGAGAGAGCGGGAAGTATTAGAAGAATTGGATGCAAAAATGAATACATTTAGACCTTATAGAACACAAGATGAATACAAAGACATCAAACAACAAGATCAAAAAAAATATAACGAAAAACATAAAGAAGAATGCAAAGAATATCACAAACAATATCGTGAAGAAAACAAAGATATACTAAATGAAAAAGGAAGAAAATATAGACAAGAACATCAAACAGAAATAGCAGAAATAGCAGAAAAACGCAAAGAAAAAATTGAATGTAAATATTGTTCTAAACGATTATCAAAAGGTAGTATGTATTATCATATAAAAATATGTAAATCTAAATAAAATTAGAGACAAATATGTGGTTTCAATTTATAAATCTTTCTCCATAAATGTGTCAAGTGAATGCTTATCACTAAGGTCTGCGTTTTTGTCTTGGTGACTGTATTCAAATGAATTTCCAAACGCCGTTTCTTTATTAGCGTGAGCTGAAACAAGGTCTCCCTTGACTCTATGTATATTTACCTTCTCATTTAATTCTTTCTTTACTTTCTTGTCACTTGGTTTAATAGATTCATGGAATGCTTTTGTATAACCTGGATTGAATACGTGTGCTACTTTTGTTCTATCTCTTATTGACTTAGATTGACTAACTGTATTTAATGCAATACTTCCGCCGAGACTGTGGCCGCCTAGTGAATAGTCTCTATCATTCCCATACTGTCGCATTATATTTCTTGTTTTTTGTCTTCTCTCTTTAAATTGAGGATTGATACGTTGAACCCCTACACCTAATGCCGCATCTGATATGATATCTCTTGGACTGTTAATATTGGTTCCACTATAATTAATATGTATATTATTGCCTCTTTTTGCGGTTAAGAGATCTTTGTTGCTATTTGTAGAATCTAATTCATACCCTAACCTTCCCAGTTTGCGTTTGACTATTTTGTCTGCCCGCTCCTTATTAGGTCTGTCTTGGTATATATAATGTATGTTGGATATTTTAGCACTCTCGCTCATCGTAGGAAGCATTTATATATTATATACATATTATATAAATGAGTGTAAGTATTTTAATTCCAACCTATAACAGGAAACGTTTTGAAAAACTTATAGAACACAATATCAATATTCAACGATACTACAATATTAAGGAAATTATTATTTTGGACGACGGAGACGATGAACCCCTTTGCATTAAAACGAAATACCCAATTCGTTACTATAGATGTAACCGTTGTAGCATCGGAGATAAACGAAATGGTTTAGTAGAATTAGCCACAAGTAAGTATGTGGCTTTTATGGACACAGATGATTTTTATGATGCAGGATATATCGCTCACTCTATTTTTGAAATGATTACAAATGATAAGTGTATTGCTGGTAGTGCAGATATGAATGTTGTAGGATACACGACAAAAGAGGGTTGTAGGGAGACGATCCCTACGTTCTATAAACAGCGTTGTATGTTTTTACATATGTTAAATGAGGCAACATTAGTATTTAGGAGAGATCTACATTACAAGTTCGCAAGTACAAACTCTAACGAAGCAGTTCCTTTTTTACAAAAACATTTAGGGGATATCGTAGAAACTAACATTGACCGTGTCATGTGCTGTATCTCTCACGATAGTAATACTATTCCTAAAACACCGTGGATTAAAGACCAATTTAAAACAGAAGCTCTCGGACAATATGAGAAGCATATGGAAATATACTCTAAATGTAATGTATAAATGTCGCTACATCAAGCCACACAAAAACTCACGCCGCAACAAGCAAACGTTATCCCCGCAGGAAAGTTTATCTATACAGATGAAACCTTCCTTGTAGAACAACCCATAGACCCAAAAGGCGAAGCCTTTCCAAGGCAAGGCAAAGAACTAATCCCAGCACATTTTTCATACGCACACCGCAATCCAGATTTTACACCTGTGGCTGGAGGCGCTCCAATAGCAATGAACTTTAATACCTACATATACAACGCCCAAACGGGTTATGTTTAAGAATCCTTTTCTAATGTTATATTAAATGAGTGCTTCTTATTCACTTGATACACCCTACAGTAGTCAGGTTATATTTTTAAACTCGCAAAATAGTGTATATAAATCTATTGATGGTGACGGCATATATCAATACAATCTACAAACTCCAGTTCAGTTGCCGTCTAACTGCAAAATGCTTTTGTCTATTCAAGATGCACAGATACCAAACATATCTCCTAACGTTGGCTCCACCAATAATCAATTATCTTTTAGCATTCCTACCTTTAGTAAGTTTTTTACAGTAACGGTGGCTGACGAGGATGGGGATCGTGTCTATTCTGCAGATGAGTTTATAAATGTGGTTAATGAGAAAATACTGCCAAACTCTCTTGAACAGTTTACTTTATACGGAGTATATCAACCTACACAAGCAAAGGTAAAATGGTTCTGTAACTTCCCGTTTGAGATCATCAATAATGCTTCCTATCCAACTACTTGTATTGATTTATTAGGATTCCAAAAAGATTTTAACAATAATCTGGTGCAAACTGGAGACGTTTTATTGAGTTCAATTCCTAACCCATCGTTTCATATAACGATGCCATCGTGTGTTAATTTTTCAGGGACAAGATTTATATTTTTGAAGTTTAAGAACATTAGCGTAAATAATCTTAACTCAAAGGGACTAACGGATGATGCTATAGTTAGAATAGACAACAATGTACCTTTCGGATACATGATATTCTATAAACCTGCAGAAGCACATAGGTTTCTCGTAGGAAAGCAGACGATTACCAGCGTCCAATTTACTCTAACAGATACACAAGGAAACGACTTGAATATATTTAGTAACGATGCACAGATTACCTTGAAGATTGAATATATTTACAAAGCGGAAATGAGATCTATGGAAGAAGGAACTCTGAACTATGAATTAAGGAAATTAGCAGAAATCACAAAAGATAATACAGATTTAACTGGTGTATACAATCCCGAGACAAACGAATTCATAAGAGAATAATAAATAAAATATGACATAATAGTATAAATGGGTTCATTTGGCAAAAAAAAACCAGAAAGCGATCGTTTAGGGTTAAAAAAGCAAGCACATAATATTATGAGACTTGGATTGAAAGCATCCGATATTGCAATGGCCACTGGCGGAGTCTTAGCATTAGCAGGTCCAGAAACCCTCCCTGTAGTATCGGCATTGGAGGCTGGAGGGTCAGCAGGAAAAGCAGTATTTGGACTTGGAAGTAAGCTCGTATAAACAAAGTTCCTTTAGCAAAAATCAAAAAACAAAACGAAATTATAATATAATGTATTATTATACTATAATGGCAAGTATGGTTGATGCAATGGCGGAATCATTAAATTACCCTAATATGAAACGCAGAGCAGTTGCTTCACGATCTTATCGTGTGAAAATCTCACCAAGCAATGGTCAAACGTTTACAGACGGGCAGACCGTAAATATTGACATGCCTTCTAATTTAGCGGGAACCTACGTGAACTGGAATCAATGTTATTTGAAATTTAACGCAAAATCTACTGGCGCCGCTAAACTCGACCGTTGTGGAGCTGCTGGCTTTATTTCTCGTGTACAATGCCAGACTGCTGGGGCGCAAATCTTTGATCTGCCAAATTGGAATACTTTAATGACTATCCTTATGGATTCGGATTCTTCACCTGCTTTCAAGGCGGGTGTAGGTAATGTTCTTATGGGAACTTTAGGCGGAACTCAAAGTGGAGAAGCACTTACTACTGCCGTTGCCGGCGCAACCTATTGTGTGCCATTCGTATTACATCCTTTTGGTATGAGCACTCCGCACCGTCTTATGCCATTATTTTCCTCTGCGCCAGTTCAATTTAAACTGACTTTAGAATCGGCTGCCGTTGCTACCAAAGGTCTTTCTACCAAAATTGATTTTACAGAGGTGGAATTGGTTTGCGTGTTTACGGAATTAAGCCCGGGCGCTCAAGCACAAGTGGATGCCATGTCGGGTGGAGTATATAATATTCTTGCTTCGTCTTACCAGAATGTTGGTAGCACAATGGTGGCAGGTTCCACTGCAGTAACGGCGAACCTTGGCATTAGCGTATCGTCTCTTGAACGGGTAATTGTTTGCCATCGTCCAACGGCAACTGTAAACGCCCAAGCTGCTTATTCGCTTGGCAATCGCATTAAAAATAGTTTGAGTGAATATTCTATTTTCGTCAACGGCGAACAATACCCAGCCCGTCCTGTAAAAGTGGAAGGTAAATGTGCAGAAGCACTTGCTGAGTTCCTACTGAGCGATCACTCACTTGTCAATTTTGATAAACAATCGTCTTTCAACCTCGCTGTTACAGGTGCTTCGGCTACTCTTAAATCTAATGGTCTTGACGGACAATCTGTTAATGGTATTATTCAACCATACCAAGCCGACACTGCTGACGGAACGGAAGACGGTTCAACCGCTGCTTCGGGGTCAAATGTCGGTTCTTTTATTACCGCAATTGAAATGGAAACCGGATTAAGCGATGGTCGTTCACAACGATTATATTCTGGTATTAGTACCATTAGTTCTACGGTCAATTATCGTGGCGTGTATGCCAATACTTCGGTTGCCGCCCAGCTCGATTTCTATGCGCAATTTACATTATTGCTTTCGCTTAACTCACGGGGAACGAACGTGTGGAGCGTGAGCGTATAAGGTGTCAATATTTAATTTATAGGTAATTTATTTATCTACAAATTAAATACCTTTAGAAAAGTTTAATCAAAACTTACAGTTACAGGTCCTTCCGTTATTTTGAGTGGCGGGACTCTGTGATCTACAATCTTACTTTCGGGTTCAGTAGATTTAGCAAGTATCTCATAGACTTCATCGGCAAATCCTGGAAACTTTTCTTGGTAGTAATCTGCACCATATACTTCATAATTGACACTATTCCAATCTAAATTATCAAATTCCTCGTCATCGTTTGTGTAGTCAAGCAATCCATTAAATACTTTAGCAAAATCACTATCATCGTGCTCTACCCATTGTCCTTTGTTGGCATCGTTTAACTCCTCTGTCGCAGGTATATATTCTGTATCTCTCTTGATTAGGTTGTAAGTATTGTGAATGCTTTTTGTAAACTCCTCTTGTTGTTTGATATTTAGGAGTTCTTTATTCTCGGCAGTTTCGTCCATATGTATTTAAAGAGAAAATATTTTCTCATGTTATACATATAGGAATGTCATACTTGCAAACATTGAGCGATACAGAAAGTGAACCAGATCAAACAAAAGAAGTAGTTGAACCACTTGAAAAATCAAAACCAGTCAAGAAACGGGCGCCTCGTAAGCCTAAAGCAGAGCCTGAGCCAGAGCCAGAGCCAGAGCCAGAGCCACAGCCAGAGCCAGAAGCCGTAAAGCCAAAACGGAAATATACCAAGAAACCTAAAGCAGAACCAGAACCACAGCCAGAACCAGAAGCCGAACCGAAGCCAGAACTGGAGCCAGAGCCAGTAAAGCCAAAGAGGAAATATACTAAGAAACCTAAAGCAGAACCCGAACCCGAGCCTGAGCCAGAACCAGTAAAGCCGAAGAAACGTGCGCCTCGCAAACCTAAAGCTAAAGCACCAGAACCCGAACCAGAACCCGAGCCAGAACCGGAAGTAAAGCCGAAGCCCGTCAAGAAAGTTCCAACCGAAAAACAAAAACAAGCATTAGAAAAAGCAAGGGAAATACGTCGTGCTGCCAAACTAGAACCAAATAAGAACAAAGAAACGGTTGAGCCAATTGTTTTTGTCTAGACCAATTTACCTTTTTCTAAACGTATAATATATAAATGGCTCTTGAAATAAAAGAGACCCCAAATAAGCGACTTAAAATTATGAATACGCCAAACAATTTGGATCAACATTTAGCACCTGATATACCATACCCTTTACCTCCTTGTTCGGGCTTCAATTTTATTATTAGCGGCGCTTCGGGAAGTGGAAAAACGACTCTGCTTACAAGTATAATGTCGGCTAAAAAAGTAAATGGTATTAGGCAATCTTACAGAAAATGCTTTGACAAAATATTAATATGCTCTCCTACATTAGGTTCAGGTAAATCCGCAAAGAAAGATGTATTTGCAGACGTTCCTAGCGAACAAAAATTTAAAACATTTAACAACACCACGATGAATGAGATATTTGAAAGGATTGAAAGCAATCGTGAGGAAGAAGAAAACACGGTATTGATTTTAGACGATATAGGCGCTCAGCTCCGTCGCTCAGCTGGGGCTGAAAAGCAACTGGTTAGTTTATTACAAAATCGTAGGCATCTATTTTGTAGTGTGTTTATATTAGTGCAAAAGTTTAGAGACTTGCCAATGGGTATTCGTAATAATATGAGCCACTTCGTCACCTTCCGCCCGAAAAATCAATTGGAAATGGAAGCAATCTGTACTGAAACGATGCCGTTTAGCAAAAAACACTGGCAAAAGATCATGTCCTATATCTTTGACAACGACGACAAGTTTAGCTTTCTTTTGATTGATATGTCTTTAAGAGAAACCAACCGCTATAAGTATTTTAAGAAGTTTAACGAGGTCACTATAGCAGACCCTAAAACCTAGATTGTTATATATTATTAATCACATCTATAATATATATGCCGCCTAAAAAGAAAAAGGCAAAACCCAAACCCACACAAAAGCAAAAGCAATCACAACGGCAAAGTGTAGTCGTGAATGTTGGAACATCTAAATCTAAACCCAAAAAGTCAAGCGGACGAGGTAGGCTACCACCACCAAGTCATATGCATAATTTGGCACCAACATTTGTTACCAATCAGCAAATAGATTATACGCCTTTGATATCAAGTATATTACATGCAAGTAACAAGATAGGCGAACCAAATAGTATATCACAGCGATCTATTGAGAACACTGTTACACCATTATCGTCTACTATCCAATCCTCTTCTACCCAATCCTCTTCTCCCGGAGAAGCCGCATTAAGACGTGCCGGACCAACCGCCGGAAACTTTCAACCACGCCCGAGTCAATCAGATGAAAGGTTATCTATGTCTATGGAAGATAGATCACCGCCAGTAAGAGCACCCGACCCTATCATAACAGAAAGATTAGTAAAAGACAACATAGCAACCTCGGGTGGAGGAGGTATTCCAGAGGCAGTGGGTTTCATAAAACGAGGCAGGCCATTCGCAGAGGCAACACCAGCTATCCCAG